GAAGCCATTACGTCATCAAAAGATGCGTTTAGAAGTAGTTCTGAAACTGCAAGAGCATAACCATGCTCAGATACAGTGATTGAGAACTGTTGCGCTGTAAGCGCGTTTGTCTGCATACGTACACCTTCAACAAGGCCGCTTGCGAAGCCAAGGTTGTTGTAACGCATGAAGTTGATTTGAAGACCAGGTGCAACACCTAGTTCTGTCTTCTTTACTGCAAACTGCTCAAAGCGAAGGATAGGCATTGCCTGGAACAAGATTTCCTTGGACCAGATTGTCTGAATCGCTTGAGTCAGTTGTGTGTTTGTACCTGAGTACGCTGTAGGTGCTGCGGCTAAGTTGCCGGTACCTGTAATACCAGATGCCATTATTTATTGACTCCTTGTTTATTGGGATATGGGATTTTGGGGTTAACCGAATAAGCCGCGAGTCTGTCCCTGAGCTTTAGGGCTCAAAAGTCGACTCCTGTATTTAGCGTAATCGTTCATCGGCATGGCTGCAATTTCATCAGCCGTAAACTGTCGTTGCTCCGAATTAGTTTCCAATGGTCCGGCTGGAGGAGTAGTGATACTCGTCCCTTTCATTTCTCTCCGTGCGTTCTGCATAGCAGACTGCGCGGATTCTAGAATTTTTGCTGAACGCTCTCTCAAACCTGCAATGCTTGCATCGATCTCTTCGCGGGTGTTTCCACTAACTAGATCGAGAAGTTCAGGAATGATAGCTTCGCGCTCAGATTCAAGCGTTTGCTGGCGGTACGCCTGCAAATCTGCAAAAGTCTTTTCGCGCTCCAGAAGAGCGAAGGCACGTTCACGTTCTTGGCGCTCACGTTCCAACTGCTCCTTCCACTCGCTCTCTTTCTTTAGTAGGAGGTCCTTAGCGGACATCTCTCCTTCTTCTAAAGACTTAAGACGTTCTGCTTCTGCTCTTTCAGCATCAGCACGGCGAGCGTTTTCCTCTTCTTTTTCTTTCTTAATTGAAGCTAGCTCTTCCTTCAGAGATTCAATCTGAGGGTATAGCTTCTCCTTCTCCTGAGAACGAACCTTTGCTAAATCATCATCCGTATAGAATTTTGAATTAGTAGCGGTCGTAGTAGTAACAGCCGGAGCGTCAAAGCCCGACACGTTTACAACTGGAGCGGTTCCGGCTTCGCCTTCAAAGGCAGCCGCCATGTTTTCTGCAGTTTCCATCGTACATCCTTTGTGTTCTCTGGGTCGTTTTCCGAATGAGCCTAAGCCCGTAGCACATATGACCTAACGTATGTATCTTTATTCTTGCTGTTTAGTATGAAATTGTCAGCGTAAATCGCTTTTATTTTTCATACTCTTCTGGATTACGCCTCTGTGGGAGAACGGTTCCATAAGCTTCAGTTACCAACTTGTTGCGGAGGTCGGCTTCTCCCATATCGGCTACTTGTAGAGCCTCATCCATTGTAGGAGGCATCATTGCTGGCAGAGGTGCCCCAGCTTCTCCTGCAACTCCTGGCTTACCAGCAGTTTCTGGGTTAGGCATAGTTCCAGTTAATTCAGCAATTTCTTGCTCAATTTGAACCTGCATAAGCTTAAGTGCGCCATCTGCAACAGCATCATCCATAAGTTCTTGACGGATTTCGTTTAACTTCTCTGCAGGGAACTCTTCGCCAAGAGTACGTAATGCGCCTTCCTTGGATTCAATACCAAGTGAAAGCTTGGACTGAATCTCGTTAAGCGCAATAAGCTTGTCAAGAGGCAGTGGCTGTGGGAAATGCACGTAAGACTGATAGGTAAGCGGGTCTTGTGGATCCAAGCGGTCTAGTTGACCTCTTTTTAGCTTAACGTTTGTAGCAGGATTCCATGTCAAAACTTCTGGCTCTTTGATAGCAAGGCTGAGAAGAATTAGCTCGTTTACTCGCTCTAACCCTCGAGCGTATTGAATGATCTTCTGGTGATAGCGGGCCATCAAAGGCTGGAACTGAATAGAAAGGGCAACACCTGAGGTGTTGGAGATCGGCTGTGCTTGACCAAGAGCTGTTTCAGGTACACCAATCATTTCGTGCATAGTCTTCTTAAGAAGAGCCATGAACTCCATAGCGCCCTTTAGTCCTTGTGAACCGCCTTCAAGGTTTTCAACCTTAGCGTCCTTTGGAAGACCGCCCCATACTTTATTAGCGCCCTTTTCTAGTTGAGACGCTTTCGCTCCAATGATGACAGTGACCGGTGCAGCATGGTAATTAACGATGTCAGATACATCAGTAGCTGTTTCATTATAAGCGCGGTTAATGTTGGTAATGTCATGGCAATCAGCCAGCCCCCAAGGAGAACCGCTAATACGAACATTCGGAATATGGATAACAGGAATAGTGCCGAGCGGATTAGGGCGCGAGTCAATAAGTTCATCATTGATGTATTCCTCGATAATGTCGTCCGTAAGGATTTCTGTGTAAGTAAATACTTGGCGTGTACCTTCAAGCGATGTTCCCCAGAAACGGTACTTAAGCTTAAAACGAATCAAGCGCTCGCGGTCGTGGGGGTGAAATTCTGGAAATGCGAAAGATGAGTTAAGAGGAAGCACTCGAACGCGGCCTGGGTGTTGTCTACCCGCTGCATCCGCCCAGGCTTCTTCGTAGGCAACCTTAATAAAACAATCTCCAGATACTGAGCCTTGCTGGCCGATTTCCCAAAGAACTGTTGCTTTATTGTTGTCTACTTCCCACACACGCTCTAACAAGTCAGGAACAATAGCTTCGGTTTCTTTTGGTGATCGGAAGCTTACGCCCTTACCAAATGTAAAGTTAATAAGAAAATCTGTGAACGCACGGAAGTAGTTAAGAACCAACTGCGTTTCGCCTGTTTGACGGCGGTATGAATAGTGGTGACCAAGGTACATAGCCCAGTTAAGGGAGTAACGATTTAGACGAGGGCCGTGTACTTCAAACTCTTCATCCGCAAGCTCAACAAGGCCAAGCGGTGAAATGGAGATGGTTAAGTCGGATGACGCCGCTCGATAACTCGGAGGCGAAAAATCAATACCGCTCACTTAACCACCTTACTTAGCATGCCCAAAGGCTATCATAAAAACTAAAAAATTATTAACCGCGTTGGCGTTCGCCCCGAATGTTACTCTTACCAACTGGTTTAGTAACTTTTGCTTTCCGTTCTTTTTCTTCTTTTTCACGCTTCTCATGGTCATAGTCTCTAAAGCGTGGATCAATTTCTTTCTTTGAATCCACAAAGTTTCCACCCATTTGAACGTAGTGCGAGTGAACCCAGTGGGCAGCAGCAGGCGATGGGTATGTAGTGAACTTAGCTCGTGCTTGCGCAGTAAGCATGTTCCAAAGTTTTGGGTTAGCGGGATTACGCTTCGGACCCTCTTTTACTTCTTGACCTGTATTTAATGCCACTGTGGATTCCTAAACATTAGAAGCCCTACCCCCGCAGCTGTTAAATTCGCTGGACGGGGGTAGGGACTTTATTAGTCTTCTACTACTGCTGGGTTTAGAGATGCTTGGCGTGATCCTGAACGGAATTCACGCTCAAACTTGTTGTCACCATGGTCAGCAAAACCGCCTGCTGAAAACTCAGTCAAGTTGTTTGGTGCTTCTACCCATGCTGCTGAACCAACATGTGCACGCTCGCGCATTGTCTCTTCGGCAGGCTTTGTGTGAACAGGCTTGTTACGGTTTGGACGTCCTGCAGCTGGCTCGTAGCCTTGCATAGCGCCAGTTGTGAACTGTGCTGGAACGTCTGTGTCTGTTGCAATACCTTCTTCAAAACGAAGTGGTCCGCGTTGGCCTGGTGTAGCACCTGCCATTTTGCGGTCGTACATGTTTCCAGCTTTTTCAGGAAACTTTGGTGATGGTGCGATTGACATATAAACTCCTAAATTTAGGTTGAGGTACCTCAGATAAAGTGTGCTACGTATTCGCATGCCAGTCAGGCTAAAGTGTCAATTATCTAGAAAAGAACGGGGAGCTAGATACCTCTACCTGTGGCATGGTTAGGTCCATAGTTAAAGAAACCGCAATGGCTAAGCTATCCGCGTAGTCGTCGTGGGCGTGGGCTTCTTCAGGGGCATGGGCCAAAAAGTTAGGGCCTGTAAACTTAGTTTCCAGGTCGGTCATCTGTTGGTAAAAACGTTTCCAAGTACGTAGGCGACGCGTTTTAGCGTGGGCTGGCCAACCGACCATGCGGCGATCAATTAAAGCCTTAAGGTGCTTCCAACGCTTTGACTGCTCAGGCTGGCTACTGCCTATCGCGTGAACCTCTGCTCTTGGAAGAAGCAGCTTAAGTCTCTGGGCTACTGCATCTCCAACACCGTTGGCATCTACACCAACCGCAAGCACGTCATAGTTATTTAAGAAGTTTACAATTTGGAAATACTGGTCTTCCCAGTCATCTCCTTGGATTTCCATCCAGTTAAGAATGCGGTGGTCAAAGTATCCAAACTCGTCTGGTCTATCCCAGT